CTCGCCTTCGGCTCGGGTAGAGAGAGGAAGAGGAGACAGCCCCGACAGGATTGACTGATAATTCAGAGCCTGTACGTCCAACTCAACTACTCCAAGGTTTGCGAGGGTTGCGACCCCAATCCAGTGACCTTGAGAGCGTCCTCATATTTTGCCGGACGGTCTGAGGATGACCTGCGTATAACTAGCCGCCCTTCCAACAACTGCACCCTCGATGATGGGGGAGACACGGTCGCCCACAAGATCCGTACAGAAGCATCTGTCGCCTAGCCGATTTCGCCACGGGGCTGTCAAAAGTAGTTACAACTGAGCCAGTACAGCATGGGCTGCACTCTTGGTAGCGATGTCACACACCGACTTCAGCTTGTCGAGACCCTCGCCAAGCATCTGCTCGTAGTGTTCCACCTTCGCCTTCAGTACACGAGAACGCTCTTCTCGTGTCCTTAGGGCACGTTCACCAAGCTCACCGATACCATCAAGTATCTCAGCCGACTGTGCGTCCACTTCGGAAGTGATCGCATCAATCACCGCCTCTGCGGCCCTCTCATCCATGACGGTTCGCAGCCGGTACACACTGGACTCATCCTCGGCAGACCTAGACACGGCAAGTCCCACTTTATCCCAGAGGGACACAGCATCCTCCGGTAGCCAGTAGATGCCGCCACTTGGCCTCAGGCTGGTGCCTCTCAGGTGCTGACAGATGTCAACAAGGCACGAACCCATGGAGGAACCGGTGATAACCTCCCTGTAGTGGTTATAGGATCCCTGCACACCACTGGCGTCAATGGTGGCGTAATCCCACAGCCCCTCAGAGAAGGTGATCTTGTCATCCTTCACACGGGCAGAAAACAGGGCCTCGTACCCGTTGTTCTGCTCCTCCTTGTGAACCTCGACCACCTCGTAGCCATTGTCGCCACGGTTCCTGTGGGACTGGATCAGATAGTCCCTCGTGATGCCACGCTCAGGCACCGAGTCCTTCAGTGCGTTGAACAGGGCAGAATCAGGGGTTCTCTGTCCGGGCAGAAACTGACCCAGACCGATATGCCCAAGTTCCTGACCAAGGCCATCTCTGTTGGTCTCGCCAACACCCCAGTAGACAACAGCACCTACGGGGTCTACGTCCATTTTCTGTGGTCCCATCAATCCACCTCGTCATAAACCAGTTCGACAATATCCAGCAGGCGAATCACCTGCTCACGGCCACCAGCCATGGCGTACACCTCGGCCAGCTTGTCAGCCAAGAGGAACGTGTTCGTCATGTTGGAACGGTTCTTCTTGGTCAACAACTTCTTCCTCTGGCGAGCCTTCTGTTGGCCCGCCTTCATGCTGGCCTGAACCTTCTTCCGCTCCTTGGGTTCCATCTCGTCCCAACGCTTCTTCTGTCCGCTGCTGTGGTTTTCGGTCATGTCTACATGATCCTCATTCTGGGCCCGCCTTGGCAGGCAGTACGGAAAAGGTGCGGATCGAACTTCTCGTTGGTGTCACCAAGGATCTCTGTGAATCGGTGTTCAACCTCATCCAGAGCCTCCTCGGGAGACCTGAAGTCATGGATGTCATCCCGCACCCCTAAGATGACACCTGCAATCAACTCGAAACCCCCTCTACTCATCTGGCTCATCGTCGCCCTCCACACAGGCATGTCACTGGCAAGTCCATGGCTTGTCTCGCCAGCGTTCCACCACAGTAACGCTTACGTTTCCATTGTCAACCCTCCTTCCAGACAAGGGGCAGAAAGATCGCTCACCTTTAGCGTTCGCAGAACTCCCCGCCCCGCTCTCTAGTTAGCCCCTCAATTGGTGGAGAAACGGACACAACAACGTGGTCGTTCTTTTCCACCTGTTTCCAGCCGCGATTGGTGTCGGCATGCAACCAATTATCTGGGCCGAACCACTCTTGGGGGTCGTGATCCGCAGGACATCCCACCTCAACCGTCTTTTCTTGGACGACTGTTCGCCTAATCGTGACGGTATGTCGGTGGCTGAGTTCACTCAAATAGCACAGGAAAAAGGTTCGGTCGGGAAACGGGTTGCAGGCCATCACTCCTCCTCCAGCTCTTTGCAGATCTCGGCAATCTCATCCAGTGCAGCCCACAGTCGTGTTGACTCGAACCCCAGTTGATCGTCCTTGAGTGGTCCTTCCTGTTGCTGAATGCGATCAAGCACAGCCTGTATCTCCCGTATTTTCAACAAAGACTCCTGCTGCTGCCATAGCGGTGGTCCCTCTTCCTCGACTGTCATCTGCTCCATGTCCCACTGTGTGTGCCGTATCAGGCCAGTGATCAGCACCGGGGCATTGTATGTCTCAACTGTCACAGGAATCTTGCCGTTGCTGGTCGTCTGGAACGTGATAGTTGCCATCTGTCGCATCGGTATCCCTCCTTAGGGATCATGGTTTACGTTGAAACAAGGGGTGGCCGAGGGAATCGAACCCTCGTAGTGGCCCGGAAACCACCACCCTCGCCCTGAGTTAGCTAAGGCAAGCAGTCAGCAGAGCCTTGGCACGGTCCACATCAGAGCCGACAACAAGGCCATTGAGTGTGACAGTTGTCCACTCAGTACCCTTGTCATTGACCCGAGTTTCGGTCTCGTACTTGGACGAGTCGGCAAAGATGTCACCGATCTTGTCCTCGATCCAGTCCAGCACCTCTTGTCGATGTGTGACAAGCAGTGCCAGAGCAGTCGATGCCTTGACCACAACAGGGCGGTTGAAGGCAACACCAAGCTGACCACCAGACAGGGAGATGTAGCCCTTCTCACCCTGCTTGATCCGAAGAGCACCAGCAGACTTCTTGGTGGCACTCCCAATCAGGTGGTCAACAAAGGACTCCACATCCCCATCGTCGATGTCATCAGACTTGAAGAGGGCCATCGCATCAGCCCTCTTGAAGTCCTCTGGCAGGTCACCGAAGTTACGGCCCTTGATGGCAGCAACAGCAGTCTTTGTGTCGGGACCAGTCATAACAAAACCTCCTGAGGCAGTTCGGACCCCGTCGTCGGACGACGAAAATCGGGGCGGCGAGTCTCTGTCTCCCAGACCCACCAATAGTGATTGAGTGAGGTACTCTCTCCTCCTCACTCACCCCTCCGGGGTGAGGAGGAGAGAGTACCGAACGAAGTCACGCTTTGGTGGGTCTGGTAGACTGATACAGGGGGTACTCTGGCATAACCAAGCCCCTATTCTGGCGTAACCATCCACACCTTTGGCGTAACCAAGCTCTCATCGTGGCACCTCTTGTCTCTCTGGTAGTAGATAACCCTCGACCAGCACTGCCCACCGTACCCGTCAACGACTGTCGTCCGCTGGGGTGAGAGGCTGATCGAGGGGTGGTCTTTTACTGGTTAGGGGACGACCAGTTCCCCGCCGCTCCCACCTTTTGGCGTGGGATACCTCTCTGGTAGCAGTAAACTCTTGGAAGCAGCCTCGCCTAGTCGTGGTGGAGTCGGAACCAGTGTGCACCGGCTAGGTCTACCCGGTACTCTCACGACTAGACGAGGAGTGTATCCCTTTCTTCCCTCTCATCCCTAAGGACAAGAGAAAAGAAAGGGATACACTGGAAGAAATCCAGTGTATCCCCAACCCCGATCAGCTCACCATCGACAGACAGTGATCAAGAATGCCCTTCTGCTTCTCAATCTGAGCTTTGTCGTTTGCCGAACCGACAACCACAGTGCCCTTCAACAGGACATTGTAGCTACCTTTCTCACCATCTCTGGTTTGAATGTCGTAGTCTCCCTCCATGGCTTCCTTGAGACTCTCCAGAATCTCGTCTCGATGATGGGTCAACAGTGTCAGTAGAGTGTTGGCCTTCATCGTCACCGGTCTCTGGTAAGCCACTCCAAGATAGCCACCAGACAGAGAGATCCAGTTCTTCTCTCCAACCTTGAACCTCAGGTCAGCAGACCGACGTTCAGGCTTTCTAGCACTGGCTAGATGGTCAATGAACTTGTCGAACTGCTCCTCTGTGATCTTGTCCTTCAACCACAGAGCTTTGGCACTGGCAAGACCAAAGTCCTTTGGCAGAGCATCGAAGTCTCCACTGGTCAGAGCATTGATGGGATTCTTCATAGCAAAATCTCCTGAACCACGACTGTTGCCCCATTGTCCCATCGACGACAGGAAAAAATTGGGGGAGAGAATCCCCGGTTCTCGGGATCTCTCATTAGACCGTAAGAGAAGGATCTGAGTCCAATCTCAAAAGCCTTCACTTTGTTCAGGCTTTTGAGATTGGACTCAGATCCAAACAACGGTCTAGATGAGAGAGATCCCAAGAACCGGTGATTCAGAGGGGTAAGACAAGCCACCATTACCTGTTGTTTGTTCTTGTCTTTGATAGTAAGACAACTCTGTATCTGTTACCGGCATTGGTAGTTAAGGGTTTTGGGTAGTCAAAAACGCCAACGTTCGGTAAGGGTTGTTGTAAGTGCTTGTCTGGCAACCTCTTACAGTTAGCCCCCCTTGCCCCCCCGGCGGTCCTCAATAGTCTATATCTACCAGCCGTGGGATTTTTGCACGATTTCAGTGTACCCCGTGCGTACCTAAGGCACCCAGTCTAACATCCGTGGGTAAATAGTGTGCCAAAGTGACACGCTATTTCGGAGGTCAGCGGCGTGTCTTACCTGATTCTCACGCCCTGCTGCTTGCTCAGGTGTTCTAGGAGGGCCTTGGTCTGGTCCATATCTATGCCCTCTAGCCCGATCTGGCCGCCGAGGTCGAACCCTCCCCGGGGGAGGAAAAACTCATGATTGGGCATTTTGCTGAAGGACCGTGGATCGTCTTGCATACTGTATGGCGGCTTTTGTGGTCTCGGACGTACCATGTTGGAGACGCGGTATTGTTCGTGGGGCCCCCTTGCGAAGTCTGTAAATGTCAATTCGTGGGGAGCCGCCTGCTGAGGCACATCCATATACTTAGACGGACGGAACCTGTTCGAGTAGAATTCAGTCAAGCGGGGGTCTTCGAGAAACCACCTCCCCATAGCGCGTTCACGGTCCAGCCCAATGCCATGGCCCAGTTCGTTTCCTCCGCTTCCCTGCACCCGGAACAGCCTGACTTTGTCCTCTGTGGGCGGCAGCAGAAGCCCAGACTTCTTCAAGGCCACCTCGTCTAAGCCCAAGCTGGCGGCTAGAGACTTAGGCCGAGGCAGGCGAGAAACAACCTTCCGGCTCTTGCTTATCCCGCTGATCAATTCTAACAGGCTTTTTGCTTTGCCCATTGCTTGGCTCTCCTAAGGCGTTACGGCAACCCTGCCGGATGCAGGTCTACGGTTGCCAGTTGTATCCTGCCCGGCGAGCCCGCATCATGGCCTTCTTCTGCCACCGGGCATTCCTCATCATGGCCGTCTTCTGTGCCCGAGCCTGCCGCATATCGTACTTCTTATTCGCCCGGGCCTGCCGCATCATGGCTTTGCGGTTAGCCCTGCCCTGACGGGCTGTGCTCCTCATGGGGCGTTCTGCGGGGATCGCCCCGGTCATGGGCCGCCCCGTGCGAGCCCTGCGTCGTCTCTCCCGCTGAGCCGTGTAGATATCCATGCCGGGGATGGGCTGCCCCGCCTCGTCGAACATGATCGAGTTGGTCAACGGAAGAGCGGCACCGGTGCTACCGAGCATCTCGTCTAGTGTTGGCATATTGCCCTCAAAATTTTTTAACAAGGGGGGGGGCGTTCCTCATCGAAGAGTATCAAAAACCTTCTTGCATTCCAGCCCCAGTTTGGTACAAGGGGGCTGTTGTGTCTTGCACCTCGACACGACGGCGCTCTCGAATCCCGGACCCCGGGTCGTGGTAACTTGGGTCCGGGATTTTTCTTTGTTGACGTGGTGGTGGGCTTCGTGTAGAAGCTCCTGTACCACGGCCAATCAAGAGGCTGCTCAGCACAGTCCCGTCGCACTGAGGTGCATGCTGATGGTTGCTCCCGCCACAGAGAAGGGGGGCTGCTGTTCTCAACTCCCAGTCGTGTGGCCACGTCCGGGCTGGATCGCAGGGTTGAGCGTCGTGTCGGGGATACCGGAAGAACGACGTAAAAAAGCCACCACCGGAGGGTGTGCTGCCGTCCCAGAGCGGGTGCAGGATGCCTACCCATTCCGTCTTGCACGGGGTGGGTATGTACCGAGCCCAAACAGGTGCAAGTTGTGGTATGCTTTTCAGTACCTTTCACGGGAGACACGACATGGCTGCTAGCACCCCTCCGTTTTCATGGATGGCTCCGATCCCGGCTGGCAAAAGGGCGAGTTCGTTGCCGGGCGTAGGTGCCTCGGCAATGCGTGCCAGAACGAGTGCAGCCAAAAGGTTGCGAAAGCAAATCGAAGGGTCGGGCCGACGTGTTGATCTTCCGCAGTCTACATTCTCCCTCCCGGCATACGAAGCCGAAATGGGGAATCGCAACAGGGCAAAACTGTCACCCAGAGAGGCGAGCTACCAGAAGTTCAACCAGCAGCAAAACGCAAACGCATACACGGCCCAAATGACTGGCATCGCCCGGGGCAAGACGAGGGCGAAGATGGATGACATCCAGCAGGAGATGGATCTTCAGGATCTATTACGATCACAATTCGATAAGGGGAGGGAGCATTACCTGTCAGGAACCAGCCTTGATTCCCAGTACACATTTGGGGATATCCTGAGCCAAGCTGGCCCTAGGCCGGAGGCTGAATTTGGTAAAGAATACCACCTGATGACAGCGTACAACAAACCTAAAGAGGGGGAGATGTTCGAGCAAGAGCCGGGGTCGGAGCCGTTCGTGAAAAAATTCTTGGGAGCTCAGTGGGAAAGAGAGGACCGGATCACGCCAAGTGACAAGAAGATTTCTCGGAGCAGAATGCTGATGGGTGGGCCACGGGGGAGGTCGTATCTCGAAGACTTCACGCCCCGGTTCGAGAACTCCTCAGCCGCTGCGCACAGAGCGTTCTCCGATCTGGTGCCCGGAGTAGACAGCCCCTTCCAGTACACGGATAGCCCCGAAAACCTCCCGCAGTTGCTCGGCGCACGATTTATGCCGCCCAACCAGCAGCGTTTCCAAAAGTTGTCCGACCGCGCCTATGGGAATTGGTTTATGGGGGAAGGCCCCCTGCCCGGCAGCTTGAAAAATTGGGCCGGTGGACCGGGAGGGGAGCAGGCACGTAGCCTCTATCCCTCCTTCCCTTCTCCGACGCCTACCGGGGGCTATCCGCCCGAAGACCCCACGTGGCGAACGAACCTGTTACGGGCTGGGATGGGCACGCCTTCTGCAATTCTGCGACGCCAGAGTTGGTGACCTACTCCTCCTTGTATCGGCTCGGGTCGATCCTGTTCCACAGGTCGATTGACTTCTGCGTCGTGGAGGATGTCGCGGCGTAGTGGCACTTTCGGCAGTGTACCGCACCGATGGTTCCTCCGCTCTCTAGGACCGTGGTTTCGATCAGATCTGGTGCCTCCCCGCAGACCGGGCATTTCCTGACATCGTCGTCCATGTTTTTTCTCCATAAAAAAACAGCCCGCTCTGGCGGGCTGCGAGTCATCCTGACTCAGAACGGAATCTCCTCCTGAGTTTCCTCTGGCTGCGCCGGGGCAGCCACTGACTGGGTCTCATCGACCCGGTCGATGGTGGCGTTGAGGAAGTGGCGTCCTTCCCACTCCCTCCCCTCAAGGTGGGCTACCACGGCCACCTTTGCACCCTCGGTGATCTGGCGATCCAGTTCCTCGGCCTTGCGACCGAGAGCCTGAAGCGGGATCACGGTGAGCTGGGGCTGGCCATCCCAGCCCGTCCCTTCCTGACCTAGGAGAACCTCAAGCAGGAGCGTGTCCCGCTTGCCGACCGTCTTGGTCGTTTTCTCCCTGACGATTCCCGTCAGCTTCACCACGTTCTGATCACTCATTCTCTCTACCTCTTCTCGGACAGGGCTCTCACCCAAACAAACCAAGCCACGGACAGTAGCTGGCAACAACCAGCAACTGTACCACGGCTATTGACCACATGATAAACCACACGTACTTGAATTTCCTGAGCCTGATAAGAGACGCTAGCGTAACAGTGGTTCCTAGGCTTTTCAAGCCCGCGAAGAAGGAAATGTCTCCGCCTGACCATGCGATGATGGCGCGGACAATCGGGTTGACCTCGAACTCGATGAAGGCCTCGCCGTCATGAACACAGCGGTACAGGTCGTATGCACTGACCGCCGCAATCCAGAACCAGATGGCCTCCCAGAGGATCCGTTTTTTCAGTGGTTCTTCTTGCAGCATCGGCACCTCCCAGCGGCGATGATGATGGAGCAGGCGAAGATGGTGACACAGCAAATTGCCAGTGAGTCCATGATCCAGTCTCGGCTCGATGGATCAATCAGGTGGACAACTCGAAAAATTGGCATCTAACTCCTCCTTGAGTAGAGGCAAAGGTTTTTTGATATCCAGAAACCCCGCCATGAAAACTGGTTTAGTCCGTCAGCCTGACGAGCATCACGTCATCGTTGATCCAAGAAAAGCTGTGCTCGATGTCGGAATCTTCAAGGAACTGTTTCGCCCTTCCTGCACGGTCGCTGGGTATCCTGATCGCACACGAGCCCTCCATGGTCTGGGCAATAGAGACGGACTGCACGAAGCACCCCATCTCAAGGCCGGTCCTGTAGGCCTCCTCCACGGTCAGGTTCTCGTAGTCCTCAGGCTGGATGGCGATGGAGTCGAAGAATTGGCTAGGGTTCATTTCTGTCTCCCCGGAACATCTTGAGTAGGTAGTCCATGATACCCGGAGTCTGGTGATCACCCGGTCCTGTTTCTGATGTTCGCAGAGAGGTGGCCCGCATAGCCGTCCTTTTTGTTCCAGAGGTAGGCCTCGGCGGCACGCTGGTTGTTCACGTAACCCTTCTGGTAATGCCACGAGTCCGTTCCTGACAGTGACGGCAGCGTCCGCACCCGAACCCCGCCAAACTCGTCCGTGTGTTTGACCACGATCTGCTTGGCCCGGTGGAAGTGCCCGGTGTGGAACTCTCGCCAAGACGAGTTGGCCCACTCCTTAGGAACCTCCCCGGCCATGATGGCTGGCAGATCCCGGTGCTGCTCCTCGTTTCCGTGGGTGAACCCGATCAGGTTGACCCCGTAGTGAATATACTTCCTCGGGCGCGGGTCGATATCGACCTCGACATTCTTGTTCGACTTGTACCACGCACTGAGAACCCTCATGAGGTACCACGACGTACTCAGGTCGTGGTTTCCCGGAACCCACAGCAGCTTGACCGGGGCGGTGGAGAGGCATCGGTCGATGGCGTTGATCACCGCCGCCACGCCGATCTCGAAGACCTGCTGGAAGGGAGCGTCCGCGTCCACGGGCGTCCCCTTGGTCGTGGTGTTCTTCCAAGAATCGACATGGAAGAAGTCGTTCCCGATTGGATACAGCACCAACTCGACGTTCCAAGCCGAGGTCTTCTCAAGCAGCTCATCCACCGCATCGAGGTAGAGCTTGGACGCCTTGCCGGAGTCGAACTCTTTCCCCGAGTACCAACAGAGTTTTCCGAAGTGCGAGTCGAACAGGCTGACCTCCAGCATGTGGGGATCCTTGGTCGATTTCTTCCTCGGGGTCGGACTGACCGGTTTGTGTGATTCCATCTTCTTGAAGATGGCATCGAGCCCGTCCGTGATGTATTTCGAGGCCTTCCTTTTTAGTTGCAGCTTGACCTGCCACAGGGTGATGGCCTGAATGCCGTCATCCGTCTTGGCCGCCGCTTCCCACGAGTTGACAGTCTGCCGCTCGACGCTCCAGACATCCGTGTCGATCTCGGCATAGGCCAGAGCGTCAGCGGGAGTCCTGATCCTCTCGGAGACAGAGGTGACGCTGGCCGAGTCCCCCTTGACGGAGTGCTCGAACTTTTCATCTTGGACCAGTGGCCCCGCCTTCGCAGCCGCCGCCCCTATGCCAAGGGATTGCAGCTTGTTCGCCACAGATCCGTAGGACCGTCCCATCCGCTCGGCTATTTGTCTTCTTGGCAGCCCCTCCTCCTTCATGCGGGTCAGGGCATCCGTGTCGGCTTCCGTCCATGGAATATGCCTAGACATTGACTCCCCCCTTAGGGTTGTGAATGCCCGGCCTCGTGACTCTCGGCTCCTCCATGAGATATCTCCGATTGTCGGTAAAGTACCAATGCGATCACGGCGTAGTTGGCCAGATCCAACAGGCTGTCCTCAACCGTCTCATTTGCCAAGTGGCGTTTCCGGGCGAATGTCTTGAGTCTCGTCATCTTGTCGTTGGCTCTTACGATGCTTCCCAGCCAGTCGGGGATCCCGAATTCTTCGCTAGCCCTGACGTTTGCAAATGGATCCTCGTCTGTCCCGTAGTCCTTGTTCTTCTTGTGGTGCAGGGCCGCCATCTCCGCCAGCACCTTCTCGAAGTTCTCTTGGCTCATTGTATTCTATCCTGTGTCGCACCGGGGTCAGATAATTGTGGCAGGGCCCAAGGCGTAGCTCCAGACTGCTTGGCCCACTTATCCTCAGACCACCCCTCTCGGATCTTGCGGCACACTTCCACAATCTCTTCCGGGGTGGGGGTATAATTCGCTTCTTCCTTGTGGCCCACTTTCGTCCTCCATGACGAGAATAAGGTTGGCAACGAAACAGCCTTAGGTTACAACCGCAAAGCAGAACAATGTTCGAAAAGGGGACAGATTATGTCAACAGGTGAAATCCAAGGCGACAACGGACAGTTTACCGAACAGCAGCTTCAGCAGGCTGCCCCAGTTCAACCAGAGGCTCCGCCGCCCGAGCAGTTGGCGTACAGTGCGCCACCACAGGAAGCAGCTTCGATTCGCGGTGCCTTCGAGTCTCGCGGGTACGACACCACGGGGTTCGAGAGCGATGATCAGTTCATCGAGACAATCGAATCGGGTCTGGCCCAGCTAAACGACCTGCCGCAACTTCAGCAGATGGCCCAGTACGGCCAGCAGTATCTCCAGCAGAGTTCTGCTCCCCCGCCGCAGTACGAGGAGCCTGTTCAGGAAGCTCCTCCCGAGCCGATGTACGAAGAAGAGGTTATCCCGGCTTGGAATCCTCCCGAGTTCGACAAGGGGTGGGACAACCTCCTCCGGGTTGATTCAGGGACGGGCACCTATGTGCCGGTCAACGAGCACGTGAACCCAGCGGTCGCCCAGAAGGCGAACGAGTACCGCGACTGGCTCCGTGGTCAGGGCCAGAGGTTCTGGGACAACCCTTACGACTTTATGAAGGAAGGGTTGAGCGAGTGGGTGGCCGACGTGGCGGACAGCGTGGTCGAGCAGCGAATGGGTCAGGACCAGACCAACAATCAGGTCACCGACTTCCTCGCTGACAACGCGGAGAGATTTTACGTGATGGATCCGGGTGGAAACATCCAGTACGATCCGAACTCCGGCGAAGAGGTTTTGACCCAGCAAGGGCATGCCCTGAAGCACTATGCCTCCGAGGCACGCTCCGGCGGAATGTCGGAACCTGAGAGAATTCAGCAGTATGCCTTAGGTATGGTCGAAAGAGACCTTTACGCAGCACAGGCTAATCAACAATACTATGAGCAGATGTCACAGCAACAACAGTACCAGCAGCAACCGGCCCCCCAGACGTTCGTTCAGGGAGCCACCCAGCAACAGGCATCACAGCCGGGGTATCCCGGATACTCACCGAATAGGGACGCGACGGTAGCGAGTGCAGCCGAGGCAGGCATGGCCCAGAACGAGAACCTCTCCTTCATGGACATGGCGTTACCTGAGATGATGAACATGGGACTGATTCAACAAACGGGCTAGGAGATAAACCGTGGCAAATGAGTGGATTGGTGTTATTCACACCACAGCACCCAAGTATCTCTCGGGTGCCGCCGACAACACGATTCGGAAACGTCTTGTGCTTGCCCTTCTCAAGAAGAAGGGGCGCATCAAGTTCAACGAGTCGTCTTACCAGTGCAACTGGGACATCGAGTTCAAGGAGCAGCCGGTCGAAGCCTATGGCGACGGCGGTACTCTGAACTTCAGTCGTCACGACCTCTATCGCCAGTTGCAGATTGACTGGCGTGGATACAAGGCGACTGAC